AACGCCAATACTAACTCCGAGCATCACCAATTCTGGCGGCGTTACTAGCCCCACCATGGGTAACACCGATGCTCATACGATTTATATCGCTGGCACTGGTTCGGCCGCTGGGGGATTTACATTACTTGGCACCTGTACAGCGGACGCGGACTTTTGATCATGCAACTCACCTACACATCCCCCGAAGAAACCACGATCAAGGTGACGCTCGACGAGGGCGAGAGCCTCGACGACCTCGTCGGGCCGATTGAAGCCTTCGTTCCCACCGATCCGCTCAACCGGCACTATGACGAGATCTTCTATCAAAATCTGATGATCTACCCTTACGAGGCCTATCGTGGCTGAACAGCTCACCCCCAATTTCGGCTGGACTAAGCCTGACCCGGGCGCGAGCCCGAACACCTGGGGCACGACGCTCAACGCCACCACCGACAAGATCGACAATCAGTGCTTCGTCAATCAGCAAGCTGGAACGCCGGTCGGCTCCGGTGCGCTGTGGTTCACCAATACGCCGCCGGCCAACTGGCTGATCTGCGACGGTTCGTCGCAAGCCACTGCGACTTATCCGGCTTTGTTCGCAGTCATCGGTTACACTTTCGGCGGCTCAGGAGCGAATTTTAATTTGCCTGCGCTCGCGGGCAGGTTTCCGTTCGGCGTCGGCGCCGGGGTCGGATTGGCGGCGGTCGGCGGCGAGTCGGCGCATACGTTGTCCGCTGCCGAGCTCGCGCCGCACGCGCATTCGATCGTCGACGTCGCCCACAATCACAGTATCAACCAGTCGGCGCACAATCACGGCGATCCCGGCCATTCGCATGGCGCATCGGGATCGCAGGACGCGCATAGCCATAATATTCCAGGCAGCTTTGGCTATGGCATTGGCGTTCAAGCCCCGCCCAGTCCGATGATGAATCAGGGCTCGACCACGACCGACGCTCGCCAGCCTAATGTTTATGTGAGCGTCACTGCGAGTGGCACTGGCATCCAGGCAAACACCATTCCTATTTCACTTAATGCTTCCGGCACTGGCTTATCGACCACGCAGAACGCCGGGAGCGGCGCGTCGCATAACAACATGCCGCCGTTCATCGGAATCAACATGATCATCAAGTTTCAATGAGCACGCCGTTTCGCCCAGTCGAGATTCCTCCTGGCGTTGTTTCGACAGCGACCAAGAAGATGCGCTCGAGCAATTGGGCGGAAGTGAACATGGTCCGCTGGCGCGAGGGGCAGCTGACCCCGATGGGCGGCCAGACGCAATACACCAACGTCGTCGGCGGGGTCGAGCAGTACAAGTTCGCTTCGCGCTGCAAACTCGTCCACGGCTGGTATGGACTTAATGAGCAATATCACATCGCTTATTTGTGCGAGACGAACCTCTACATCGACACCGGCGGCGTGCTGACCGAGATCACGCCCGCAGGTGGCATCGCCGCGCCGAGCGGCTTGGTCGGCGGCTTTGGCGATGGGCTGTACAGCGCCGACACTTATGGCACGCCGCGGTCAATCCCCGGCTCGGTCGCCATCACCAAGGTGCCCGACGCCTACAGCCTCGATAATTTCGGTTCGATCCTCTACGCGATGACCTCGGCCGATTCTCGCCTTTTGATGTGGGATCCGGCGGTCGGTGGACTCGCGGTTGTGCAGCCAGCGGCTTCAGGGCGCGGCCCGGTGCCGACCGGTCGATGTTTCGTGGTGACCCAGGAACGGTTCATCGTGATTTTCGGCTCGACCAACGACGGCACCACGGGCGGCGGCTCCTCGAGGCGGTTCGCCTGGTGCGACCAAGAGAACCCCGGCGCCTGGGACTATTCCAGCGTCGTCAGCCAGGCGGGCTTTCTCGACATCGAACCCTCTTCGCCGATCCTCTGCGCGATCGCCTCGCGCGTCGGGGTTTTGTTCTGGACCGCCAAGAAGGTCTATGCCTCGAGGTTCCTCGGCCTCCCCTACATCTACAATTATGTCGAGCTCGCTGATGGAACGACACCCTGGTCGCCGCAATCGGTAGCGACCACCTCGGCCTTAACCTTGTGGATGAGCGAGCAGGGTGTGTTCAGTTACGACGGCACCTCGGTGCTGCCGGTCGCCTGCATGGTTCGGCCATGGATCGACGATAATTTCGACCCGGTCGCGGTGCGCGAGCTCGCCTTCGCCGCGCATTTGGGCGAGTTCAACGAATGGTGGTGGTTCTTCCCGACGCTGAACAGCCCGTTCAATACGCGCGCCGCGGTCTACAATTACAAGGAGGGCTGGTGGACTCAAGCGCAGATGTCGCGGTCCGCGGGCATCACCTCGAGCTACACCTCGCATCCGATCTTCGCCGACGACACGGTCGCTTTCCAGCATGAGGTCGGCAGCGTCTACGCCAATCTCAACATGCCGGTGATGTTGCCGTTCGCCGAGTCGTTCGATCTCAACCTCACTTCGGGCTCGAGGCTGATCACCGTCAAGCAGATGATTCCGGACGTCGAGGCGGTTGACGCCACCGATTCGACCGCGATCGCCAACGTCATCTCGAACCTGCGCTACAGCTTATTTTACAGGAATAGCCGTTCTTTAGGGCTGCCGGAACTGCAGACGCCCTGGATTACTCCGCGCAACGACGGCTATATCGACTTCCGCACCACCGGCCGCGACATTCGCTTGCGCATCGATGTGGCGAGCTCAGTGGTCGAGTCCTTCACTCTCGGGCAGCATTTGGTCGACGCGATTCAACGAGGAGATCGCTGATGGCGACGTTTCCGACTTCTCCCGGTGAGCAGCCGCCACCCCCGCTCCCTGGCGTTACCGGACTCAACGAGCAGATGAACAATTATCTGCGTGCCTTCTCGTTGTGGTGTCGCAACGGCTTCCGCGCCAAGCTCGACAGCGGCGTGGCGTTGCCCGGGATCATGCTGCAGGCGAACGACGCGCCCGCCGGGACGGCGCCCGCGGTCTGGTATCTCGAGGTCAACACGGCGGGAAGTTTCATCGCCTCGCCAGTGCCGCTGGGAAAAGGCAAGCCGTGAACGCGCGTGTTCCCCATCCTTATGAGCGCCGATTGGCGAGAGCGCTCGACCGGATGGGCGGCTTATGGCTGGTCAGCGACATTCTGAGCTTGGTGCGTGCGGGCAAGATGCAGATGTTCGCCGAAGGCGACAGCATCGCCGTCACTCAGATCTCGCTCTATCCGCGCGCCAAGGTGCTCGAGATCATTCTGGTGACCGGCGACATCGAGGCGCTTCGCATTTTGCACGATCGCCTCCTGATTTTCGCTGCGGAGATTGGCGCGGGTCTTATTCAGGCATACGGTCGCAAAGGGTGGATGGCGGACGCTCAAAGGCGCGGTTGGAAGGTAAAGACTCGGTCCTTCTTATATCAAAGGGACATGTAGATGAGCAGCGGCACCTCGACCCAGGACACCCAATCGCAGTCAGTCACCCAGATGCCTGCTTGGGTGCAGCAAGCCGGCCAGCAGAACTACGCTTACGCCCAGGATGTCGCCCAGCGGCCCTTGCAGCAGTACCAGGGCCAGATGGTCGCTGATGTCTCGCCGCAAACCCAGCAAGCGTGGAATCTGGCGGCGAACAGCGGCAACGTCGGCATGGATCAGTACAACGCCGCCAGCGCTGGCTATCTCGGCGCGCTTGGTCAGACGCCGTCGAACATCATTCCGGCTCAGATTTCGCAGCAGAATCTGCAGCCATACATGAACCCCTACACTCAGGACGTAATCAACAAAACGCTGCCGATTATGCAGCAGCAACTGGGCCAACAGCAGGTTGGCAATCAGAACCAAGCTAACGCCGCCAACGCCTTCGGCGGCTCGCGCATGGGCGTGCAGCAAGGGGTCACCCAAGCGCAGGGCGCGCTCGGCATGGGCCAGATGGCGGCGCAATTGAACCAGGCCAATTTCGGCCAGGCGCAAGCCGCGGCTGGGACCGACGTCGCCTCCCAGAACGCCGCTATGGCCGCCAATCAGCAGGCGCAGCAAAACAAAATCAACAGCGACATTCTGGCCAGCCAGGGGCTGGTCAACACCGGGCAGGCGCTCGGGAATCAGAACGCCGCCAATTTCTCCATGCTGACCCAGGCCGGGGCGCAGCAGAACATGCAGGCGCAGGACCAGATCAACGCGCAGATGGCTAAATTTCAGCAGGCCAACACCTATCCGCAGCAGCAACTAGGCACCCTACTCTCGGCGCTCGGCATGTCGCAGGGCACGCAGCCGGTGTCGACCACCGGCGACCAGTCGACTCAGACCACCACGCCGACCAACTGGGGCGCGTTGGCGCTCGGCGGGCTGACCGATCTTTCCGGCTTCTTCAAGCCGGCGCAGTCCGACCGCGAGGCGAAGACCGACATCACTCCGGTCGGCAAGGATCCGGCGACCGGGATCAAGCTGCACGCCTTTCGTTATAAGGGCGATCCGAAGTCGTACCCCAAGGTGGTTGGGCCGATGGCGCAGGATGTCCAGAAGGCGATCCCCGGCGCGGTGGGCAAGGTCGGCGACACTTTAGCCGTTCATCCGGCGGTGATGGGGGCGCTGACCGACTCGGTGCCTGCGATGCTCACCCCGGGCGAAGCGGTGCTGACTCCAGAGGGCGCTGATGCGATTGGCCGCGATAAGATCGCCAAGGCCAACGCCAAGGGCAAAGTCCGTCATTACGCCGCTGGCACGGCATCCGTCGCTCCGTCGTTCGTGGATACTTCACTCGGCACTGCTCCAATGGGGCCGTTCCGGCCGCGCCGTGCGGCCCCGGGAGCGCCGGATTTCACACTCGGGCGAGCCTCGCTGATGCCGACCATGGTCGCCGCTCGAGGGGCGCTGGCTGCGCCGCGCGCGGGCGCCAAGGCGTTCTCGGGCGCTCTCGCCAACACCAAGTCGCGGCCGCGCGTGATTGGAGCGCTCGGTGGCTGACGGCGACTATGCCTATCTCGGCGGCGTCAGCGAGCATCCTTCGCGCGAAGGCGACACCTCGCGTCTTCATCCGCTGTTCGCCGCTAAGCTCTCAGCGGCGATTCAGGACGCGCGCAATCAGGGGCTGAACGTCGACCTGGCGTCAGGCTATCGCGCACCTGGCCAGACCGGGTCCAAGTACGATGCTGGCGGCAATTCGTCGCATACTTACGGCATGGCGTCCGACATCGGTGGGCTGGACGGTCCAAATGGTCCTAAGACGCTAGCTTGGGCCAAGATCGCCGAAGCGCATGGTCTTTTCAATCCGTATGGCGTCGGCAATAAGGCTGAAAGTAACCACTGGCAGATGACGCCATATCCGCTGGAGACGCATCCTCAGCAACTGGCGGCGCTGAAGGCGGCTTACAACAACGGGACTGGCGACATTCACGATGTGTGGAACGCAGGGGCGGCAACAAACGCCACAATGACAGCATCAGCCGCGGCAAAACCGAGCGGCGGCGATTTCTTCGGCGCTTTGGCGAAAGCCGAGAGCAACGATCTGCCTGTCTACAGCAAAGTCGACAAGGATTATCCCGGTCAGCCGAACTCGCGCAGCCAGGGTTTCTTCCAGATTGACACGCCGACCTGGCAGCAGTTTGCCGCCAAAGCCGGTGTGGACATCTCCAAATACCCGAACGCGATGAGCGCGCCGCGCGATGTGCAGCAGCAGGTTGTGGCGACGATTCCGCTTTTGCGGTTTGGTCAGCGCACTCAGGACATCTTAAGCAAGCAATTCGGGACGCTCGACACCAGTAAGACGGTCGGCGAGCTCGCTAGTGGGGCTGCGCCGGCTACAGCGACGGCGAGCGCGGCGCCCGCCGCCACAACGGCGCCGGCGACCTCGGGGGCGCAAGACTTCGCCACCGCGGCCAAGTCGGGCGATATCGGCGGCATGCTGGCGTCGGTGACCAAGGGGAGCGATCAGGACCAAGGTCAAAATCAACAAAAGAGCGGCGGCGTCGCTTCGGCGATGGAGGCGCAGCAAAAAGCGCAGGAACGCGCAAGCTCGTCGACGCCCATGCTGCCCCAGCCCGAACGGCCGCCTGACATGTCGGGCCCAGCGCAGCAATTGCTGTCCAGCATAACCCAACAGCAAGCGCAGCCGTTGACGTGGTCCTCGAGTCCTTACGGTTCCGGAATGGCGGGGCAGCAGACTCAGCCGCAGCCGGTCCCCGGCGTCACTCTCAATTCGCCGTCCCGCGTCTTAAGCCCTTATTCCCTTAATCCCATGTACAGCTAGGCGACAGCCATGGCCGACACCAACACTGCAATGGAACAGATGATGATGTCGGGGTTCTACAGCCCCAACAAATATTCAAACTTCCAGAATCAGCGTCTGCCGATGCCGGGTTATGTCGGCGCGCCGACCGACGCCTTGGGCCGGCCAATCCAGCCGCCGCCGGGGATGACGCTCAACACGCCTGCGCCGCCCGCCGCTACACCGCCGCCGCCCGCCGCGCCGGCTGCGCCCAACTATCTCGCCCAGCAGATCGAGCAGGCGCCCGGCAACCCCCAACAAGGCAGTTTCGGCGGCGGCGGCGGCAGCGGCAACGGCGCGCTGCTCACTCAGATGCTGTTGAATCAGCCTGGGCCCGGCGCCGCCGCTGCTGCTCAGCCAGCTGTTGCGCCGCAAGCCGCCGCGCCGCAAGCGGGCGGTTCGCTCGACAACGCGCTGTCGCTGCTCGCCAACCCGGGTAAGGTGACCACGCCGGGGGCGACCGGAGCTCCCAACCGCGGGCCGAGCGTGCTCAACGCGTTCCTAGCCGCCAATCCTGGCATGGGCGGCCAAGGCGCTGGCAACTACAACAACCAGCCGTTTTTTAACACGCTGAATGCGCTGAGAGCGCAGGGGACGCCGCAATGATCGGCCAGGAGTTGCTCTCTCTCCTCTATGGCGACCCGGCGAGCCAGATCTCGCGGACGCTGAACCCCAATCCGGTCAACCCTTCACCAGGAGCCGCTGGCGGGCCTCCTGGCGCAGGGGGCGCTCCTGGCCCGCCGCCGCAGCCGGCCCTGCCCCCTGCGCAGGCCACCCAGAGCCCGCCTGACCTGGCTGCCCTCTACACCCAGTTGCATCAGCAGGACCGGGCCGCCAACCAGATCGACCGCGGCACCGCGCTCATGGCCTCGGCCTTCGGCACCGCGCAACAGCAGCACGACATGATGGACTACGCCATCCACGGCGTGCAGCCGATGGACGACCGAGCGGGTATGCTCGGTAATATCCTTAAGGATCAAGCGACGCTGAAGCAGCAGCAGGATCTCGCCCAGTTCCAGGCGGGCGCGGCCGGGATGCAGTCGATGTTCCCCGATCTGACGCCCCAGCAGCTGCAGTGGCTGTCCAAGAACCAGGCGGCGATGAACGATCTGATCGCCGCGCGCACCAAGGGCGCCGAGCCGACCGAGGCGATGAAGAACGCCAACGCCGCCGGGAATCTTTACGCCACCGGCAAGGGCTACGACGTCAACAATCTCACGCCGGAGCAGAAGCAGGACGTCGACAACTACAAGTCGAGCTTGATCTCCGGCGCTGTCGGCGGCCAGACTCCGGTCGAGAAGGATCTGCGCAATGACATCCGGATGTGGCAGGCCTCTCATCCCGGCGGCACGCCGGAGCAGATGTACGCCGAGCATCCGGGTTGGACGACGCTGACCGGCTACGCCGCCGAGAAGGCCGAGCAGACCAAGACCGCGGCGGCGGCGGCGACCGACAAGCTGCAATCGAAGGCGAACCTTTCCGACGTTGAAAAGAGCATGACGCCGATCACTGCGAATATCGACAAACTGCTCAACAATATCGACGCTACGACCGCAGCCGTTCGGACCCCATCAGCATTCACCACAAATACGGCTGGCGAAGTGATCGGAATGATACCGGGAGCGTCGGCGCTGACGGGCATCGATCAAAACGCTCTCAATGCAAAGGTCGCCCTTAACCAGTTGCATGATCAATTATCCGGCGAAGGGCTCAGAGGGATGAAAAACGTCCGCACCCAGCGGGAATTCAACACCATCGCCGGCGCGGCGGGAGGGCCGCTTTTCAGCCAGACATCCGATCAAGCCGCGATCAAACAGGCGCTTCAGGATCTCAAGGACAGGTTTGGGTTAGCGCACGCCAACGCCATCGCTGCCGCCGGCGGCGAGGTTCCAAACGAGTATGGCGATAAGGTGGACTCGGATTACCTCAATCCGAGTAGCCCGCTCTACAATCACGCGACGGTCGAGCAGCCGCCTGCGCCGGGAGCAAAGAAGGCTGCGGACGGCAACTGGTATGTGCCTGACCCTAATCGGCCAGGTAAATTTTTGCAGGTTCATCGCTGATGGCCACTTTCACCCCTGTCGATCACGATCCGTTCGCGACTGATAATACACAGTCCGCCACAGCCAGTTCCGACGATCCTGGTTTCTGGTCGAACCAGCTTGGCCCAGCCGCGCCGCTGTTCGGTCTAAAGGCCCCGAAGCCGGTTCCCATGAACTTAGGGACGATTGCCGACATTGGCCGCCGCGCCGCCGATCAGGTGCCGTTTCTCGGCAATGCTTTCGACGAGGCGGGCGCCGAGCAGCGGCTCAAGGGCACCCCTTGGCAAGGCGCGGGTGAGGCGCTGGGCATGGCTGGCACCGGCGCGGGCGGCGAGGCGCTGGGCGCTGGACGCTACGTCGCCGGGAAAGTTCTGCCGTACATTGGCGACGCGAGCTCTGGGGTGGCGAATTTCGTCGCCAACCGGATCGGCGGCGCGGCCGAGCAGGGCGCGATCTCTGCCGCGGGCACGGCTGGTCATGGCGGCAGCGCCAGCGACATTGGCAAGAGCGCGCTGATCGGCGGCGGCACGGGCGCTGTCCTTGGCCCTGGCTCGAGCGAAGCGCCGGTAGGCCGCTCGGCCGACGAGCTCAAGCAGGCCAATCAGGCGGCCTGGAAGACGGCGCAGCAGACTCCGGTGAACGCGCAGGATCTCGCCAACGCGCTGGGATGGACAAAGCAGGGTCTGACGGAAGGCGAACAAGAAATTGCGAAAGGGCCGCTGAATAGCGCGATTAACAGCGTAGGACGACGAACTCTCAGCGGCGCTCCAATGACTGTCGATGATGTGTCCAAATTTCAGGACGCAATTCAAAACGCCGCGCGCAATGAGGTTGGCGCTTGGCGCAGCACGCCAGAACAGCGGCTCGCCAATCGATTTTCGAGCGCGCTCGACGGCGCGCTTGGGCCCAACGAGTCGTCAGTCCTTCAGAACGCCAATTCCGCCACCAACGTCATGAAAACCGATCGCGACATTAGCGGGTGGCTGCAGGATCCAAAAAACGCACCGGCTCAGATCAAGGGGGCGCTGGCCAAGGATCCTAACTTGTATAACACTCAGCCGGGACTCTTTGATGCTTTGAATAAGATTGGGCAGACGAAGGATCCGTCATGGTTTCGTAATTTTATCTACAATATAGGTGCGAAGACCGCCACAGGCGGAATTGCTTCGGTCGCAGGCGGCCCGGTAGCGGGAGCCATCGTTGGTTCGGCCACACCCGCTGTCAAAGCGACACTTCGCGAGGCGCCGATCAATAATGCCCTGCGCGCCGCGCAGCATCTCAACTCTACCGGAGAGAATCTCCATCCGAGCTTGTTCAGCCAACCTGGCCCTTTAATGACCGTGGGCGACGCGTTGCGTCAGGCCACCATGGCGGCTGGAGCAAGGGGGACGTTTTAATGTGTGTTGTTGTATGCGTTGATTGCCGCGAATATCGCAAAAACGATTAGCATTGCTAAGAAAAATTCCATTTCAGCACCTCTCATTGGCGCTGATATAATCCCAGTTGCAGTCCTAGTCAAGGAATAGGGAGGCGTTTTCCGCCTCCCCTTTGGTTTTAGCGCCGACGCGCGCCTAGCGGTTGCGGCTGGCCGCCCGGTTGAATGGGCTGGCTTGGTTGTCCACCCGGCGCCATTGGCGGCTGGGGATGCTCCCCGCCGCCACTCGGCAACCCCTGGTCGGGTTTCAGGCTGACGTCGATGCAGATGTAACGCCAGCCATGGCCTGGGATCCCCGCCACCACCCAGAACTTGCCGCTCGAGCTCGGCGCTGGCGGCCAAATAGTGCCAGGCTCGGCCGGCTCATCCGGCGGCACCGGGACGATCGGATGCGACGGCGTCGGACCGGGCCAGACCCCAGGAGGCGGTTCCGGAAGCCCCTGGTCCGGATGTCCGCCGCCGCCCTCGCCTTCATCGATGCCCCAGTCCGGATCAACCCCGCCGCCGGGGCGATTGCCGCCGCCGGGGCGCCCGCCAGGACGATTGCCGCCGGGAAGTCCCTGGTCGGGACGCCCGCCGTCTCCAAATTCTAACCAACCACCAGTGACTCTCGGCATCGCTTCGCTCCTCCTTAAAACGCCAGACGGGCTTGTCGGCGCTTCTTCCACCCTACACTAGCCAGAAGGCCAGCGCCGATGATCATCATTGCCCAGGTCGATGGCTCAGGGATAGCCGCAGTCGCCATACTTTCGTTAAATCCGGTGATCGAAGCTCCGGCGCGCAGCGTGATCGCCGCTCCTTCAGCCATCGAAAACGGCCCGCTGGCGCTGAACGGCGTCGTTTTGTCGCCCGCAAAACTGCTCGGCGCTTTCGTCACCAAGAGCCCGGTGGTGAACAGCTGCTGACCTGGCAGATCGGTCGAGAACGCCGCTGGCTGGGTGTTCGACGGCGAGGCGAAGAACACCACGTTGCCGGAGCCGCCGACATCATTATTGAAGGTGCCGCTGCCCGACGAGCGGATCGCGGCGATCGGCCCGACAAAGCCGATGTCGCCCGCCGCCATCAACAGCGTCTGAGTGCTGGTTCCGAGATTGGTGATGGTGAGGTTGCTGACCGACAGTTCGTCGGGACTGGTCGACGAGGCGACGAAGGTGCCCTCGATGCGGATGTCGCCAACCATGGTGTTGAGCAAGAGCACGTTTTTCACCTGCCCATCCAAATCGCAAGAGGTCTGATCGGCGCAGAAGAACTTGCTGGCGCCGTCGCTGAATGCGACCTGCAGCGCCGCATTGGCGGGCGTGGCGGCGGCGAGAAGGGCGGCGGCGAGAAGGAATTTCATGCTGTTTCTCCTATGGGTGCTGCGGCTTTGAGGTTTTTGAACACGGATCTGTAAAGTGCGTCTTTCCTCTGCAACGCTTTGACAATGCGCCGATCGAGATCGGAGCCGGAAAGATCGATGTACAGCACTGATTCCCCCGTTTGGCCGCGTCGATGGATCCTATCCTCTATCTGGTCGCGCGTATCGGCCGAATAGCTGTTCTCGAAAAAAATCATGGTTCGGCACAAGTCGTCCGGACCGGGGCCGCCCAAAAGGGTATGGCCATATTTTGCGGCATCGGCTTGGAGTAAAATAACCCGGCAAAACGGATCCTTATTAAAGCGGGCCTTCTGTTGTTCGATTTCCTCGGGCTTCATCCCGCCCTTGATCCAGGCGCCGCAATAGGCGTTCAGCGCCTTGGCCAGCACGTCGAGCACCGCTCGATGCCGGTAGACGACACAGCACTTGCCGGCGACTTCCTCCTCCAGCAGTTGACGCAGGAGATTCAGCCGCGGGTTCTCCGCTGGTTTGACGAGTTCATGGATGTAGCCCTGCTCGTCGTAAATGAAGCCCGTCTGGATCTGCGCCAGCTTGGCGTATTTGGCGATCGCCACGTCGACAGTGACGACGTTATGCTCGAGATAGAGCAAAAACTGCTGCTCCATCTGATTGTACTGAGCCAGCTGCTCGGTCGACATCGCATAATCGCGGATGGTGTAATCCTTGCGCGGCAATTCCGGCAACCAGGCTGATTTCTTCGCCTGGAAAACGAAGGGGGCCATCGCTTCGGCCAGGATCTCGGTGTTCTTGGCCCGAATCACCTCCTTGTCCTGCCAGCCGCCCATGACGCAAAATGCGCCGCGGAAAGCATAGAAATTACGGTCGGTGTAAAGCCCAATGGCGCGCAATTGGCCCCAGAGATCATGCGGGCCTTGTGTCTGCGGGCGGCCGGTCAGGAGGCGGACGAAGGCGCATAGCGGCGCGAGCTTGTGGACAGCGCGCGTCTGCGCGGCCTTGTGGCTTTTGATCTGGATCGACTCGTCGATCGCCAGGTAGGTCTTACCCATGCCAGCCCAGGTCGCCACAACTTTGAGCACCGCGGGCATTCGCAGCGCTTCATAATTGATGATCAGAACCCAAGGTTTGTTAAAGGGCGTCACTCTCTGGCCAAAAAAGATTTGCGCTTCTTTTTTCTTCGATGAACGAAAAACATGGATGTTGAAATGGAATCCGTGTTTTTCGATCTCATCCACCCAACCCTGTTTAAACGTGTTGGGGCAAACAACGATCATTCTCGATGCTTCTTCCAGCTGCTGATACCAAGAGAACTCGGCCAGCGCGCATAAGGTTTTTCCTAGCCCTTGCTCTAAAAACCAGCCGACGCCTGGCTTGTCGCGGGCGAAGTCCAGAGCCGCAAGCTGAACCGGATCGAGCGTGCTCATCAGCAATCGTTCACAGTGTGAGTGACATATTTCATCGCTTCGGCGAACTTCGGCTCGTAGTGCTCAGCCGCCGGGTGAGCGCCGAATCCGTAAATGATTTCAACACCGCAGCCCTCGCAGATCCAGAGGTCCGCCATCCATACCTTGTAGGGCTGCCAAGCAGTCGGATCGATCGTCCCCGGCTCGGCCCCGGTGGCGATCGGCATCTGCTCGTTGACCACCACGCCGTTCTTCTTCGGCCGGAAAAAGCGCTGGCATTTCACGCAAATTGGCTTTGGCGATTTAGCCTCCTACGTCTTTCATGGCGCGATCAATGAAGCAGGTTTGCGATTTGAGTATTCGAGCGCGATCGGCTCGCGCACGCGCTCCCACACCGTCTTGCCGTCCGACATCACGATGTCGCTCAGGAAGGCTTCCTCGAAAGTGACGATCTTGGCGTCGACCGCCTCCAGCTTGGCCTTGACCAAAAGCAAGAGCGCTCGCCATTTCTGTCGCTTCGCTTGCTCGGCTTGAGGCTCTCGCATCACGAACCGAATGTGACGGTCTTTGCACAAGAATTCGACCCGCACATCTTCGCCGTGCCAGCCAGAATTGAATCCGGTGGCGCCGTAGCGCCTGATGACGCTCTCGATCTCCGAGCGCGATTTTTCCGGCGTCACAGTGGTGCGGGAAGCATAGCGAGTCACACCGGATTCCTACCCTCGATTCGCTCATCGAAGGCGCGCCGAAGCTCATCCTCGTTTTTGTGGGCGCAAGAGAAACACACTTTCATTCGCACGCCGCCATTCTTGGGCCCATAAGGGCGCAGTTCGTCGGTTTTGCCGCACATCTCGCAGATCGCGTCGGGCGTCGGCGCGATGACGGTGGCGACGCCCTGGTCGTTGATGATGATCGCAGTCGGATCCTGGGCGCCGGAAAGCTTGACCGCGACTTTGGCCATAGTGGCGACGAAGTCCTCGTCGTGCATGAGCTCTTGAAATTCTTCCGGCGTCGGATAGCGAAAGCCTCTGCCTTCGAAGAGCATTGCCTCGCCACACTCCCAGCAAATGGCGACATCGCCGTCGTGCGGCTCGTCGTCGCTGCCGTCCACTGCTATATTGAGACGGAGAACCGCCTTGCACTTGAGGCATCTAGGCTTGTGCATCGCTGGGCTCCTCTACACGCGGCCGCATCGTCGGCTGGTAGGGTTGTCGGATGCGATCAGTGGCGGTGCGCGCCACTTCGTTTTCCAGCATTTTGCCGATAGCAAGAGAACGTAGGTGCAGATAATCCGTGGCGCGGGTCCAGTGTCTGACATCGTTGGCGTCGCCGTTAAGGATGCGAGAAATCGACGTCGCCGTCTGCTCCAACGCCTCCTTGGCGTCGTTGGACAGCGTCTCCCAGTTCTTGCCGCGGCGAAACGCGGTCTTCAGGATCTGGGCGAAGGTTGCCGTTTCTTCAAATGGTCCGTTGGCCTTCTCGTCCATTCCTCAGATACTCCATTAAGGTTTCGACACTGTTCTGGCCGGTATGGCAGAATCGACAATCGGCTTGCGGAACCCAAGGCGAGATCGACATCGTCTTGCCCTTCCAGCCGATCAGCACACAGTCGACACCAGCGTTGATCCAATGATGCCCTTCGAGCCACTGCCGCTCGGTGGGCGCGAATTTGTATCCGTCGATGATCTTGCCTTCGCCGAGCACCATTGGATGCCCCGGCAGCTTCAAAATGAGGTCGAGCACGCCGACCGCCCAGCGGTCCTCCACCCGGCGCGCCCGACCGCCGCGGAGAGCGTTAATCTCCGCGACCAGTTTGCGCTTATGATCCGATTCATTCAGCGGCGTGCGCCATCGCTAGGCCGTAGAGCCCGTCCTCGATGCGCTCGACCTCCTTGGAGCGCTGCAGAGCCGCCAGGCCGGTGGACAACGACCCGGGCGATAAGCCAGCGTCACCGAGCGCCGTCTTGAGCTCCTTGACCGTCCTATTGCCGCCCCGCAGCGTCTCGAGGATGGTGGTGTTGACTTTCGAGCCGCGCGGCCCGCGGCGGGTCGTTTTGAAGGTTGCTTGACGCGCCTGGGCCCGCTGCATCATCGGAGATTCCGCTGCCGGCTGCTCCTCTGCCTGGACAGTGACCACCAGACGCTCGACCGCGGGGCCGATTGTCTCGACGAAATTGATAAACTGATCACGGTCATTAAGCCGCAATGTCACAGTGTATTCACTCATTTGACTTCCTCTTTGCGCACCTGGGTTTCTAGACGATCACCGTAGATCTCAAGGACGCAGCGCATGGCGCGCGACGCCATCTTGATGTGAACCTCCAGCATGCGGTCATTCTCGCAGTTTTGAGCACAGCCACAGTGAACGATCACGTCTTCCAGTACCTCATACATAGTGAGGTAAAAAGCATAATCTACATCGCCATCAGCGAGATCCATGCGTTTAAATGCGCTTCCGCCAGGGTTCGAAACTTGCCGGAAAACTCGGTTCGGTCGGTGATGGTGTCGATCCGCATCCAGCCGTGCGTCGGCGATTTCTTATGCTTGAACAGCACGATGCGGTACGATCGCCCTTTATGGACGATGATGTGGGTCGGATTGCCGTTGGCCGTGGTTTTCCAGTTGCCGAGATCCATGAACCGAAAGCGGTCATACTCGGCCGACGTCCGCATGCCGGGGTGCTGCTGATTGCGATATGGCGGGACGTCGTGAAACGCAGCTGGTTCATTTGAACCAGTTGCGTAGCGCTTGAGCGCCGCCTGGGCGATCGCCCGGGTCGCTGGATCGCCGCGCATATCGTTGGCGAGCGCACGAATCTTAGCCAGTTTCTGAGGAGTCAAGACCGGCTCCCTGGCGTTGGCAAATGCGTTGCAGGAGGTAGCAGAGCGCCTGGGTCGGGTCGGCCGCCATCATCTTCTCGCCGAACAAGCCATAGGCGACTCGCGCGCAGACCGACTGCAGCGCCAAGTTGCCACCGCGCCCGTCGTGGTAGCCCATCGCCTTGGTGATCATGTCCGCGCCCTCGGCATAGGTGGTCGGCACTTCGTAGACGCGACCGTTGCCGACGCTGACGGTTTTCATTTTTGCAACGCCTTGTGGATTTGGTTGGAAAGCCAACGCCAATGCGACGGAGCATTGTGAAGCTCCTCTTGAACTGCAAGAAACTCAATACCGGGATGTGCGGTTTCGAGAAGTTTGGCAAATTCGCGCATGGTTTGGTCGCGCATGTTTTGACGTTCTTCTTGCTCTTCACGCGCCTTTCGAGACTGTCGCCTCATTCCCCCTCCTCATCGTCAAGCAGGAATTCGCGCCGCACCGCCCAGCCGCGCATGCGCGCCAGTCGGTCGATGACGCCGACGATCAGCGCGTCCTGTTCGCTCGGCGGCATGTTAGGCCACGCCATCTCGACGCTCTTGGTCAGCGTGGCGTGGGTGACGATCGCAGAGATGCGCTCGTATTCGTCTTGGGAGATTGGCATTTTGCACCTCTAGTAAGAGCGGAGGGGCCGCTCTTTGCGGCAGCCGCGACCCCTCCTACCTCTGCGCACGGAGATCGACGCACAGAGGATTAAAACGGTATGTCTTCCTTATCGTCGCCAGGCGAAGACCCGGCCGCCCAGCCTCCTTTGGCGCCGATTCCTTTGCTGTCTCGAATCTCGTCGGCTTCACCCTCCATGTCGGTGATGAAGCCAGACTTGGAATACTGTTCGTAGAGCGCACGCATCGCCGCGCCCTCGGCTTGGTCTTGGATGACCCCGATGTTCTGGTACTCGAAGGTGAAATAAGGGTCGCCGGTGGGCCCGGTCTTCTTCTGCGCGACGATCCGGTAGCGCTGATAGAACTGGTCGACGCCCATCTCCATCGCCGTCGAGATGAAGTTCTGGGTCGGCTGCACCCCGGTGCGCGAGGCGGTGAACACGCATTGCTGCTTGCGCCCGTTAGGCAGGTCGATCGCCCACAGCATGTCATAGGTCAGGGTGGCGATCGGCTTCGAGCGCGGATCGTCCTCCTGCGAGGTGCCGAACTTGTTCGCCTTATAGTCGGAGACGAGCTTGCCGATCTTCCACGTATAAACGCTCGGGTTGCCTTGATGGCGCACCTCAAAGGTTTGGTTCGGCTGGTCCCAGTGGATGCCGTCCGACGAGGTGGCGAGCGGGCCTTTCTGGTCGCCGACTGCGCCCTTGAGCACCGAACCGCCGCGCGGCGCCCAGACGTGGTAGCTCTTGCGCAACAGGATCATCGAACCGGTGACCGAGTCGCCCAGGTTCCTGTTGAGGATGGTCATCCAAAACTTGCCGACCTGCGCGCCAGGGACGCCGTCCATGATTTCGGGCGACATGCCCGCCAGGATCTTCAGCCGCGGCGGCTTGAGATCGCTGGCGTCGATGTTGCCGATCTTCACCCCAGTCGAGGCTTTGCGCATCCAATCGGGCACGCCGCCCGACTCGGTTCGTTCAGTGAGTTCATTACTCATGATCTCGTACCTTTGTCCGTTCCAACGATAGTGGGGCTTCTGGAAGTTCATTCGACGCACGCGACATGTTCGTTGAGAGCGTTTTGGTATGCCGCTTCAGCCTTAAGCCACGCATTTTCAGCGCGCTTGTATGCGACATCGAGTTTGACGCGCTCTTCAACATCGAAGCTGTTCATGTTGACGGCTCCGAGATTCCTATAAGCCGTGCGAAGCTCTTCCACTTCCAATTTCAAGGCCACTAAGTTTGCCATTGTCACAGCCCCTTATGCCTTGGTGATCGAGATGTATGGCGTCGAGGTGACCTTAAAGACGTCGCTCGGCAATGGCCGGCCTTTCGCCGTTTCCTCCCTGGCGAAAGCGCCGAGAGTCTGAGCGTTCACCGTCTCGATGATCAGCCCTTGATTATTGGTCTGGCGCAGCCAGCCGAGTCCCGTCTCCTTGTCGGGCATGCTGGCATACCAGCGCACGCCAACGGTGACGCGACCGACGTTCTCCAAGTTGATCGTCTTGACGTTCTGATTGGCGAACATCGTCGGCAGCTGCTCCATGCTCAACGCATCGAGGTGCTTCTGCAGGGTGGTGAGCTTTTCGGCGAGCCTGCGAATGGTGTCGCGCAGTTCGTCGAAATAAACGACGGCGGTCGGAATATCGTTGGTCGCCAGCGCTTCTTCGGTGTCCCGGGTGGCGCGCTCGAGCAGCGAGTCGAGCTTTTGGCCGGCATAGTCGGCTGCGGTTTTGGTGTCGAATTTCATGTGTCTTTGTCCTTTTGAGTGGAGCCTATCGAGGCTCAAGGACTGAAATATGTGAAAAACGATGTGACTGTCAAGCCACTTGTCCACAGCGAAAATTTATGGTGATCTCGTTCTCATGGACACTGATTTCATTGAAATCTGCTTCGGCCCCTTCGGCCTTCTGGTGGTCTGGGGCCCCTATGGGCGCTTTCAGTCAATCGTTCTAACCAGCCTGGAGCCATGACATGTCGATCTTAAGCACCCTTGCTCTGGTCGCCACCGCGATCGCGATCCGCAAACCGGAGCCGCAGCGAATCGAGGAGCTCGAGGCGCAGCTCGAGAATCTTCAGGCTCGCTTAGACGTCGCGCTCGAGGACGCGCACCGGCAATGGGAGGAAAACCAGCGCTTGCGGGCGCTTGAAGTGATCGATCAAAGACTGCAGCAAATGGCCAACGCGGTGATGCAACAGCAATATGCAGCAATGCAGGCGCAGGCGGCGCAGAGCTTCTATGCAGGGAATCCGTTTCAGCAAACGCAGAACCAGATGCTCGGCATGCAAAATATCGGCTTTGATCACTTCTGCAATTGCGTGCCGGCGAGGCACGATATGTTTCTACGCGGTCAGTAACCGCGCTTGCCGCGGCCGCCGGCCTTCGGCGTCCTCGACACATTCAGGTTGGGCACGCCGCTCTGCGGCCGCATTGCGCCGACCGATTGCCCTTTGCCCTTCGCAATGGTGTTGCTCGGACTCACGGTCGCGCCAGGCTTCGAGCGATAAGGCTCGGTGGTGTTCTTGGTCGGCTTCGGCATCACCGCAGAACGCGGGCCCCATTGGGCGACGTCGTTGGCGACGCCGCCGCTCTTTTTTGGCGGTCGCTTAGCTTCCTTGGCGAAGCCGCCGATCTCGCCGCCCTGGCCGTGCTTGATCCGCCCGCTGAGTTTCATGGAGGTGTCCTGTGCCGTTCGGCGCGCGTCATAGCGCCGCGCTTCGCGCCCTTCTTGGTTACGGTGTTATGGCCAGCTTTGAGCTCGCCCGCTTTCTGCAGCGTCGAGGTCGCGATCGCATAGGCCTTCGACGTGCCCCAGCCCTTCTTCTTCAACTGCTTGACCGCCGCATCCAAAATCGCAGGCATCACGCCACCATCGGTCCAACTGCGTTCGAAGCCATAGTTGTTTCCCCGGCTGCGTTCTCGGCGAGGACACGACAGGAGATGTTGAAGCCCTCGTCGGCGACGACCAGCGCATGGCTGTTCGTTGTCGCTCCTGCGATGAGAATCCCGCCGCGATACCATTGATAGCGATAGCTCGTCGGCACGTAGTTCCATGTGCCGACCGTGGTCGAGCAAACACCGGCCGCCGCGACCGATAGCGAAGTCGCCGTGACCACGGGCGCAGCCGTATTGACGGGCGGGTTGATCGTGCTCAGCGCCGCGGTAATCGCGTTCGACATCGCCAGCGGGGTGAGGTTGCCACCCTTGCCGCGATTCACGATCAGCAGCAAGTCGTTGAGCATCTGATTATTGGCGGCGTTTCCTGGCCGTAAACCTACCGCCGCGGTCTGCACCTCAGCCGAACGCGTGGTCGGATCCGGATTGAGCGCGGTGGCGAGATTGGTGGCGATCGTGAGCCGATTCGGATTCCATTTGTTCCGCATATAGACGAGCGTCACTTGCTGAGTGAAGTCGTGGATCATGTAGCTCATTGCGACCTCACGTATTGACGTAAGTGTAAGGCTTCGTCATTCGCGGGCCGCGCGCAACGTCAGTCGTCCTGGTCGGCGGTAACGGCGTCTTGGCGAGCGGCACCCTCTGCGCCAGATCTGGCCGCGCCGCCGCCAGCGCGCCCTGGACCGCCGGATGCGCAGCCGCAGCCGCGGCGACTGCAGGATGATTGAAAATCGACGACAGGTCGAGCGCGGTTGTCTTAGGCGCGCCGGGGTTCCAGCCAGTGGCCGAAGCGTTGGGCCGGTCGATCAGACCGAACATGTTCGATGGCGGCGCTGCGGCTGCTGGCGCTGCAGCTGCAGGCGGATAAGCCGACGCTGGCGTAGGTGTGACAGGACGCGCGGGCATGGCTGTTGGCGGATAGGCCGTGGCCGGCGTTGGCGTGACAGGCCGCGCCGGCTGTGTTGAAGGCGGCGCGGGCAAGCCGCCAGTCTTCGGCGCGTCGGGGCGAACAAAATTCGGCTCGGCCGGCGTAAACTCACCCGTCTCGGCCGGCGTCGGCTGCAGGATTCCCGCGCCTGCGATCGCGCCGCGCCAATAAGGGTTGCCGCCACCGAAGAGCGAAAGCGGATTGAACCCGCCGCCAGCAGGTTGAGGCGGAAGGGGTCGGTTGCCCCCAAACCAAGTTCGCGGATCCCATGAATTTTCAGTCGATGTGCCGCCGGTGAACGGGCCGACCGACTTGTTGGTAGGAATGGTCGAATTCTGCGGCGGGATAACGTCGGGACCGCTAGAAGTGAGTGTCGTGCCGGGTGTTTTTGGCACCCAGTTGCCGTTGGCGTCGAAATCGCCAGCGCTCGAATCGTCGTAGGGGCCAAAAACCGCCATCTCAGCGGCTCCTCGATCTCCGATCGTCGTCCGCGATCTGCGTGGGACTGACGCCGGGAACCTGATGCTGCTCCTCTTCCTGCGAGCGCTCGTCGTGCGCCGCCTTCCACGCTTCCACGCCCATTGCCTCGATTTCGGCCGAACGTTCACGCTGCTCGTCGGCGATCGTCCTCACTGGTTCGTCGGGCGCTTGGGGTTCGTAAATGCTGGCTTGCGCGTCGTCAGCTCTATGTTCTCGTAACGGATCCTCGAATCGTCGCTCCTGTTCCGGCTCTCTCAGAGGATCGTGCCCATGTTGCGCTTGCGGGCGCTGCTGTTGCGGGCGTTGTTGTTGCGGTCGCTGTGGCGGGCGTTGCGGGACATGAGCCATGATGTCCTCCTTGGCGCAGGATCATTGGCGCAAAGCTCGAAGAAGTGCAAGACCGCGCAGGTGCTCGTCGCCGTCCGGCGCCCACTGGATGTCGACCATGTCGGGCAGGGTGATTCGTTCCGGCGGCAACAAAAGGGGTTCGTTTCGGAAACGAAGGGGCTTCGTTGCGGGCGCCAACGCCATGACATGACAGCGCTGCGGGTAGTTAAAAGCCCAATGACTGTAGTGATGGCATTTGGCCGACGCCGGCGTCGCCAGCAAGAGAATCATTCCGGCGGCATATAATCCGGATCGTCGTTTCGTCGCTGCCAGCCAGACTGCTTGTTTTGCGACTTGTTGCCTCGCCAATTTCCCGTTCCCCCTTCGCTTGAGACGATATCGTTGTCGCCCCAATCACCCGGGACCGGCTCCCAGTCCCCAGGTAACTTAAGCCCGTGAGCTTCGCCTAGCTCTTTCAACAAGGATCCGTACTTGTACTTGAACCGATACCAGTCTCCGCGCTGCTTTTCAAGGACGCCAGCCCTTTGCCAATCATTGAGCACCTCATGCGGCTCAACCTTGCACCGCGGACCTTCATTGCGCTTAATCGCCTCACGCAAATAAAAAGCGTTGAACCAGGCGGTGATGTCGTTGCTCGAAGCCACCCGCGCGTTGGCGACAATCCTGCGGCCAACACGGCGCGCCTCTGTCATCACTGAGCGAACGACGCTCTCGTCGCCGCGGGATGAGAATTCGAGATTTTCCAGTTCGATGCGGGTGGTTTCAAAATCCATGAAATAGCGCATCAAATGCTGTTTGAATAAAACGCTCTCCAAAGCGTCGACAAATTCACTGAAGAAGGGCTTCAAGCCATTCGCCCAATCTAGGAACTGGATATCGTTCATTCCTCTGTTTTCAGATGTGTAGCTCATGATGAAAAAGAACGCGCGATCGGCGGCATCGGCTGGCGTTAACCCGATTTCAGGTGAGTTGGAAGCGATGATGATTCGCGATGGAATGTACCAATCTCGCTGATGCCCGAACTTCATTTGCCCAGAAATTCGATTGGAGCGGATCATCTTCTTGATGATGTTGACCGCGGATTGGTTTTCCAGTTTCACTTCGTCAATGAACGTCACCAGCTTACCGATGAAAGGGGTAACGAGGAACTTGTTGTCGCTGAGCGACGCAGCATCGGCGTTGCCAGCCATATTGCCGAACAAAGCCTCCATGAGTTTTTCACCAAACAAGCTTTTGCCGATTCCTTGACCACCGACGATGATCGGACAGACTTGCGGCTTGATCTCTGGATGCTGAGCAATCCAGGCAATGAACTGTTTCAACCATTTCATCTGCGCTGGATTGTCTTGAGTTAGCAGCGCCAGCATCCGGTCGAGCATGGTGATCGCGGCGCGCATGGTCGTCTCGTCAATGGTGGCGACCGGCTTGATGGCGAAACCAGAGAACGTGTTGAACAATCTGAATTCGTCGCCGCGCTGTTCGTCGTCTGACTTCAGAAGCCCATAGACGCGCGAATAGCGGAGGATGGCGCCCGGTTCGTATCCCGGTCGAAATTCCCGGTGATCGACGTCAGTGCGTAACGCCGATGTGGCGTAGAGTTTGAATGGGTTGTGAGGTTTATTGCCGACAAAGACGGTTTCAGTCGCATGGCGTTCGATTAGATGGTCATGCTTGTGTTCAAATAAATTGTGGCCTTCGAGGAGCCTCTTCCGGTCGAGATATTCCTGCGTTGAATGATCGTAAATATATCGTTCTGACATCTCCTCGATCGCGTCGACGTCGAGGCCAGCGCGAAAGGCGCGGCGGATGCCGACCCGGGCATGCGGGCCGAATAGGGTTTCGATCGCTGGCCAGCCTGCAACCGGCTGATTGCGGTCGAGCGCGTTCTCGGCGTGGAGAAAGGCGACGCCAAGATCGTTCTTGGCGCCCAAGTTTCCCAGAAAGGCTAGTAACGCCGCGGCTGTATCAGAAGAATCGACCGGCGCCCAGCATACCCCCTCCAGGCTCTTGCCGCGGGCGTTGATGTCCGCGCCCTCGCGAACCTGGCGCGCGACCCAGCCGCCGAGCGTTCGCGTCAAGCTTTGATCCCAGTCGGCAAGCCCATCAAGATAAACGGTAATCCAGTAGCCGAGCGTGGCGAACGCGACCGCACGACAAATAGATTCCATATTTGTCGTGGCGAGCTCCCTGGCTTCGAGATCCTCAAGCCCGAGCTCGCCGTCGTCCGTCTCCGGCTTGCCGAACGGGCGCCAGACGATAAGTTCGCCGCCGAAGCGCGACCCCGGCAGCGGCCGGCTGTTGACGAAGGCCGCCCTTGCAGTTTTGGTCGGCGGGGCCGAATAGGCGACTTTCGTCTCCACCCATTGACCGGCCTTGTCCTTATGCCCGCGGGGCCAGCGATCGCCCCAGCGCTCCGGCTGGCTGGCGTGGAGGATGATCGAGGTGATCGGACGCCCGCGCCCGCCGAAGGCCGCCCTGGCGTCGATTTTGAGGCTCCTGCAGGCGGTAAAAAACGACTGAACCCAAACGTCGTCTGGCGAGGCGATCTGAAGTTCGACAAATCCGTCGACCAACCGCACGCCAAGATTGCGGTCCTCGCTTGGACTCAACCAATCCTCTATAACAGTATCAAGTTCTGGTTTGATAGCATCATCGGCATTCGCCGAAGCAGACTCGGGCTTTAGCCAAACAGCAGGAGCCTTAAGCCTTCGAGTGCGAAGAAATTCGACCGTTAAGGCGCGTTGTATTCTTGTTGGATCCGGCATTTGGCGCACCCGGCAAAGCCAAAGCTTTCGACCCGGCGTCGGGTGCTGTCAAACGGTCTTGTGCCGGGGTGTGGATAACGCTACATTGGTTTTAGGGACGAGCACGCACCCGTCCCTTGCGAGACGATCGCGGGGCCCCAGTTCAATTGGCATTGCTGGGGCCCCTATTCAATTTACGCTGCTGGCGACGCTGTCTCTGCAATCGGTGTATCGTTGACTGGTTCAGTCGCCGCCGTAATTGCATCAGTAATGCGCTTGACGCCATCAAAATACTGATTCTCGGCGCGCTTCAGGGCGGCGAAATACTGATCCTGAAGGCGCTGCATAGCCGCAGTATGGTCACGGACTTGTTGGGTATACGTACGCATTACGCTAGCTGGTTTCGTCGCAAGTGCCATGCTCATATGAATCTCCTCGTTTGAGCAATTTGTTTTAGTTCGTCACGAACGCGATTCAATCGCGCCATACCATCCTTCGACCCACCATGATCCGGATGATATTTCGTCACCAATGCGCGGTAGCCGGCATTGACGAGATCTTCGGCAATTTCGCGATGCAATTGAACTTCAGCGTCGCGCGTTTGCCGTTCCTGCATGAAGTCGTCGCGCGCCACATCACGCAGCACACGACGAAAATCCCGGTGCTGCTTGGATTGACGCTTTTCCCGATCGCGCTCGGTCCGACCTGTTAAGTCACGAATGCTGACATAAGACGGTTGCGCAGCGGTGCTGCGTATTTGCTCTTCGCGCGCCAACCGCATGTAATCCTGAGCCGTTCGGGCGCTAAGATCAAAATTCTTGGCGAGCCACCGACCCCAAGCGCCGTGGGCCAATTGATCCTTAGCCTCGATCAGCATCTGACCAGCTTGCCGATAGTGCTCCAAACCAGCTGAGTTGCCTTGCTGCAATTCGCTCTGGATCATGGGAATGAGCACTTTTAACGGGCGCCCGATTTGGCGCCCTGCCGGTTGCACAGTCATTGGATTATTCATTTTGTTTTCCTCTTATCGAAACACAACATAACGTTGCGGGTACTTGTGTCAAGCGAAATTGCAGGATAAAGTTGTGCCCATGGAAGCGGCGCTCAAGGAAGCGATTCAACGTATTGGCGGCTACGGAGCCACCGGACGCGCGCTTGGCATTGCATGGCAATCGGTGCAGCGTTGGCCGATTGCGCCGGTTCGGCGCGTGCTGGCGTTGGAAAAATTCAGCGGCGTTTCGCGCCATCGATTGCGACCAGATATTTATCCGGTCGACAAAGCCGCAGAATGAGCCTCTAGGACTGCAACGGCCGATTCAAGATATTTCGTCCAGTTAGCCCTATTCAAATCAATTTGTTTTGTTTCATTTTTCCCATCGAAAGACATTTTTGATAAATGCATCATCCGGTCTTCGATCGCCACAATGCGCCACTGCTCGCCCGCGATCGACAGCCACATCATGTCATCGTGCTGAAAACCTTCGACAGCGTCGCCATGGGGAATATCTTGCCAGGCTGACCGCGGGGGCATGATCTTGATTTTGGCGAGGGCGATCATCGCCTCGACGGCGCCAGCGGGCATGCGTTTCTGTTCGCCTTTGATCTCGACCGGCGTTGAGTGAAAACGCCGCCAGCGTCTCAGAACTTCTTCAAAAGCTGCGTCTTGTTGTAAATATTTTGGTAGTTTAGGCCAACGTAAACATTCTTGTTCGAAAAGATCATTCCAATTCGGCTCTTCAAATTCAACCGCTGCAGCTTCGCTGGGATTCACGATACCTCCGATAATATTCGTTATAGGCTTTGCGGCTCGAGCGCTTCGAGCCTGGCCGGCGCTTGGCGGCCGACATCAAGGCGCGGCGCAAAGGGCAGTCCCAGGCTAGCCTGATGGCGGCGTTGCGAACCTGCAGCTGTTCGGGAGTCATCCATAGGATGAATCACATTTCAATCCTCGTGTGAATCCCGCCGCCGCTCCAATTCGCGCGCCATCTCGTCATTGACCGCTATGATCATCGCCTGGGTGACGTATTTTTTGTAAGCCCGGTCCTCGCCCAGGCGCTCGATCGCGGCGTTGGTTTCGGCCGCCGGATTGGAATGCGCGGTGTTCGGATAGGAATCCGCGCCGCCGGTCAGGGCTTTGTAATAGATGGTGTTTTTGCTGATCTTGAAGGCCTTGGCGAGGATCGGCACCTTGACCCCGCGGCGCCAGAACAGATTGAGCGCGATCCGCTCGTCGAGGGTCAGTTCATCCTTGCGCGCCTTGCGGCGCATTTTATCGACCAATGTTTCGTCCAGCATTATCACAGCGATTCTCCTTTCGGAGAGCATAGCCTAGTCATTGCAGCGGTCTTCCAAAAGCTTGAGCGATGCGTTTGCGCTCGGCGTCCTGTTGCCTGTCCTCGGCGGCGATCTGCTTTTCGAGCGCGGCCAGGAGCGCTTTGTCCTTGGCGCGGCGCCTGGCGCCGAAACGCGATTGCCAATCGTTAGGCTTGGGCACGGGCGGCCTCCTGGGCTCGTTTGCGGGTGAAGATGCGGAAATTCTCGTTCAGGGCGTCCAGCATGGCTCCTAGGCCCGCGGCGAGCGCGTCCCGGTCGTCAGGCAGGCGGGGATAGACCGCCGCCGCGGCGGCGATCTCCTTGGCTTGAGCCTCCAGGCTGGCGGCGATGTCGGCGCTGGTTACGGTCATGTGATCGGCCGCGCGCGGCCGTCCCACCGATAGGTGACCGAATCCTCGCTCTCGATCACCCGCGTTTCGCGCACCAACGTCCAGCGCGCGGCGAGATCCTCGACGTAGTTTTGCGCCTCCTCGCGAGTGGCGAAACGGGTGGCGTTGCCCACCCACTTGCCGTTGCGCTCGGCGATCACCTGGGGTTCGTAGCTAATCGACACGAGTCACCTTCCATGTTCCATCGGGCTGCATTACAAGCAACATTGCGTGTGAGTAAAAAACGACGAGCTCGTCATTGATCAGCGTCGCCGCGAGCGGATGCTGCGGCGGATCGCCAGGCCAGTGCAGAGCCATGTTCTTGCCCAGGCGAAACTTGGTGAAATTCCTGTCGCGGTAGCCGCCGCCATGAGCGTAGCGGTCGTCCAACTGCTCGCGCACCGATCGCTTGTCGTCGGCGAGCAGGATGTCGGGCAGGAAACCGAGTCCCTGGGGAGAAAAATATGGGTCCAGGCTTATCCATGTCGTCAATGTGGTCGTTTCCCGGGCCTCAGCGAGCCGCTGACGGACTTTTTCGGGAGTGAGGGGGTCAGACACCAGGTTGATCCTCTTGGCCGTCCTTGACCGTCACCGCACCGCGGGAAACGCCCTTCTCGGGGAAGGGACGCCATTTGACGAGCCTCAGTCCGCCCTTCGACGTTTCGCTCACCGTCAACTTGGCGCATTGACCGACATTGCCGGTCATCGAAGGCTTGCCGCGATAGGTTGTGGCGATCGTGTCGTCAGGCGACGCGCCTTCGGCCATCAATTGACGCGCCGCGGCGTAGATATCGCCGGTTTCAACGACGTGCCTCATTCGTTCCTCGCCTGTGGCCAGGCGCGATCCGGCTCCGGATAGTCGCAGCGCTTGTCGTAGCAGCGCGCGCACAGCCAATCGCCGCCTTTGGGATGGTAGCCGGTCAGATCCTCGGCAAAGACGGTTCCGATCGCGTCGTCGCAATCGGCGCAAGGAGAATTCATGTTGTTTTCTTTTGGTTTCGAAGATTGCCCATGCGGCCATCCATCTTCATGTGGCATGAGCGGCAGAGAGGTTGACATGCATATATTTCCCTTTGAATAGTCCTAATCGCAAAATTGCGACTAGATAAACCTGCGATGCGCCGGTTTCTATCGGTCAAGTGAGCGTCATTGTGCCATTCTATCGGCTGTTTTCCGCAAACATCACAAACAGTTACTTCGCGCATACGTTTGACGTATTCTTTTGCTTTTTGTCTCGATTTACTAAGCAGTTTCTTTCGCCTAGTTTTCTTTTCACTCGGCGTCATCGTCTTGCTCGCGCGCCTCGCGCTCATCTTCGATGCGCTGCGCGTAGCAATCTTCGCAAAGATAGACTGTATTGAAGCGCCCGTACTCGTATGAGGCTCGGCGATCGCAATCGAAGCAATAAACCTTGCCCATCTTGCGATAGGCTTCATCTTCGGGCGTTTCTAATTTCCAACTATCGTAATTCATCGTAAACTCCTGATTCGACGATGATGTCGTCACTGCGCGCCTTCGGGTGTGCCAAGCGGCGCGCAGGAAGGGCATCACCTCCTTTGGGTTAGAGTTTGCCGATACACTCGGGTCCAAATCCTGAGCGGATGGACTCGGGCACGGTCAGCGGGCGGCCGCAGCGGCCGCATTTGTTGGCGTGGAAGACTTCCAAGCTTGGCGTGGAGGCGCCGCGCGCCTGCGCGGTCCAGAACCATGCGAAGGCCTTGGCGCTCGGCGCGTCCTGGCCGATTTTCGCCTTCGCCCCGCCGTGGAAATAGACGCCGCGGCGGATGAAGCCGAGATAGCGGTAATCGTTGCTGTTGTCGGGGCCGACGAGGACGCTGACAAAGTGCATCGTGTCGTTATTCTCGGCGACGCGGACTTTGAAGGTGAAGCGCTGGCCAGTTTTTAGGCTGGATAGCGTAAAGATTGCGTTGCCGGCGAGGGCGAATTGCGCCGGGTTGGGGATTTGCATGGCATTGCACCTTTGGCGTTCGAGACTGCGGCGCCGGGAGGGTCGATCCCATCCAGCCGACTGGACTGTATTTAGGACTGCGAGTTGGGATTGTCAATAGGAATTTGAGGATTATTTATCCGGGCGAGCGAAGCCTCCAATTGCTCGATGGTCATCCAGGCGCCGTGACAACGTCCGCGCAGGTAGATTTTGACCGCCCAAGTTTTGCTGGGGCGTTCGAGCAATTGCCAGCGGGCGGCGCGGGTGGGGCGTTTGGCGTGGAAGCTCTCCCAGCTAATTTTGCGGTCCATATCCTGAAAGTGAATCCAATCATTGGTTTCGAGCACGGGAAGGCCATTACGCCAATCTTTGCTCATGGGCCGCCTCCGGATTGGATACGCCAGAGCTCGCGCCAAGCTTGAGTCGCGGTATGGAACGGCGAATCGGTTCCTTGACGGCCGCGCCATCGCCAATGCTCGCTTGAACCATCTTGATTGCAGGGGGAATAATACCAGCCGCGCTTTTCCGGCGCGTCGGGGAAGTCGAGCCAGTCGATGCGGTAGAAATTTTCGAAGCATTCGATTGGGCCGTAAGGCGGGTTCTGGCCGCCGCCTTTGAAGGAATGCTTAGTTGCGGCGGGGTTGGGCGCGTAGGGCGTGGATGGTGGTTTGAGAAATCGGGCTTTTTGGATTCTGAGGTGGATGTCTTCGGTGTAGTAGCGGGCGCTGAAGGCTTCGGGGCCGAGCCGCTCATATTCCAGCTTGACTTCGCGGTATCGGGTTCCGGTCAGGCAACGGGCGAGCGCGGACAGGGTGGCGCGGGTGACGTTGAAAGCCTGGGCGACAGGCGCAAGCTTGGCGGTCGGTTTGATCTCTCCATCTCCTGGCTCAAAATGGAGATAGGCGAACACGCCGCATTTTTCGGGGAAAGAGAGCTTGCGTCCTGGGCGGTCGGGCTCATTGGCGCGCGCCTCGGCAAGGGCTTTTTGGGGATTAAAAAGGCCTTCGATGGGTTCGCTCATAGGTTGTCCTCCACAACTTTTACGATCTCGATCTAAAGTAACATTGGTCTAATAGTCTTCATGGATAATTTTGTCTACGACTATCTTTCGATCAAAACACGTTGACCTATTGCAGGCGAGGGGTCGAGGAGAAAAATGACGATGTTTACATATTTGAGAATGGTAAACAGTGTTATTTTGAGGTTTGTATATCAGGATTTAAGGGAAGCGATGTTTCGGTCTAAAGATAGTCGTAGACAAAATTCAACATGTAGACAGGCTGGGTTCACCCGGAGGCTTTCTTCCTTCAAAAAGGGCGCCTCAGCGACTGATTTCGCCCTCAAAGCAAAGGCCGCCTCGAAGGCGGCCTTTTTCTGTTTAGACGTAACCAGCGCCGAGCATAAAAACCACGAAAAGGAGCGCAGCGGCGATTATTGGAGGACGAAGCCTGACTTGGTCGTCTTGGCCTTGGCGCCCTTCGGCGACAGCCATACGACTACGTTGCGCGGATCGAGGTGGCGTAGGTCATGCGCGTCGCCATCGATCGTTGCGAAGCCGTTCCAATCGATCGGCCGCGGCAATGACGAGACGACTGCGACATTACCGCCGGCCGCGAGAACCTCGAGGCATTGCGCCTCGTTGGTTTCGGAGCGCGAGAAGGTCAGGTGATAGTTTTTTGGCATTTGCCCGCGCGCATGCGCCAGCGCGCGCTTAACGCTTTTGGTGTAGTCGACAAACTGGACTTTGGGGAATTGCGCGACCAGCGAGAGCTCGCCTTGAACATGCAACGACTCCCAGGCGATATCCGTTGAGCCGTTCATTCGGACGCACAAGCGCATGCGATCGCGTTTGGCTTTAGCTTTCGCTTGGCCAATCTTTTTCGCGGCGTGAGCGATGAACACTTTACGATCGCGCATGAACCATTGCGCCTTGGCGATACGCGAGCGCAACACGGTTGGATAAAGCGCGGCGTTGCCGCTTGTCACGCCTAAGCAGAGCTCGATACATCCGGGCGAAGCGTCGCCACAGAGATTGCCGACGCCGGCGAGCTTGTGCGGCGCCATATAGTTGATGGCGTTAAGCCATCCGTACTTTTGCGCCTTGAGCGCTTTTGGATTGTCGATGGAAAAGAAATGATCGAACATTTGGCATTCACTCCTCAGCGCGCACACCGCGCTTAGGACTGAATATAAGGACTGCGACAAGGACTGTCAATAGGGATCATGAACAAAGCGCACAAACTGCGCGATGGGGGATCAAGTAGGGGACAAACGAGACTTGTCTCGTCAACACTGCGAATTGCTTGAAGTCATGGCGGATGATATATCCGCCATGGTCGCAATCCTTATTTGTTCCATCATGTCCAGCGTAGCGCTAGACATAACGCAACGTGCGCAACCGATCGATCGGTTGTAATCCTATTGCGAGCGGATGAGAGCCCCCCATGGGCGGCCTATGACGGAACCGGGGCCGAGGAGGTTGCCAATCGATCCACGACCTGTATAATACTACAAATGAAAGACGACCATCCACATTTAACCTTGGTTGACCCAGGCAATACTACAGGCAACGACGATGAATTCGTACCCCTCCCGTACTATCCCTGGGATGAGCGGCCTCCAACCCTACCGATCGACTTCGACGAAGCGGCAACCGCAATCCATCTCGCTCACGGTGAACTGCAGAAAGCCGCGGCCCTGCTCAAAAGCCCTCTGCATCGCCTGACGCGCCTCGTCAAAGCCTCCCCGCGCCTCCAGCGCATTCATCAAGAGGCTTTCGAGACCGCCCTGATCCGCGCCGTTGCGGTGCCGATCGACACCCTGTTCGACCCCAATTCCGACCAGCGCGCCAAGGAATGGGCTTCCACCAAAGTTCTTCAGTCCCGGCTCGCCCAAGGTCATCCGCTGAGCCCGGCGCCGCCTGCGACCACGCAAAGCGCCGCCTCCTTGACCGTCTCCCCGCAACAGCGCAGCATTACTTTCAGATGGAAGACGGACGCTGATGACCGAGACGACGGCACTGGATGACGTCGTTGTCCTCCCCTACAAGCCGCGCCGTCATTTCGCTCCTTTGCATGCCTCTCAAAAGCGCTGGAAATTCGCTGTCTGTCATCGCCGCGCTGGCAAGACGGTGGCGCTGGTCAACGAGCTCATCGCCCGCTGTCTGAACAATCCGCGCACTGAGCCTCCTCCGCGCTACGCCTACATCGGCCCCAGCTTCGATCAGGCGAAGGATTTATGCTGGCAATACATCAAGCAATACACCGCCAACGTCCCCGGGGTCCGCGCGCTCGAAGGCGAACTCACCTTAGTCTTCCCCGGCGGCGGCACTATCCGCCTCTATGGAGGGGCCCTTGCTTACGAGCGCATGCGCGGCATCTATCTTGATGGCGCTGTTCTGGATGAGTATCCTTTACTCAATCCTGCCGCCTTCACCTCGGTTGTTCGGCCTGCTCTTGCTGATTATCGAGGTTTTGCTATCGTTTCAGGCACTTCGGCCGGCGACGACCATTTTCATAAGCTGAAGCTGCGCGCCGACGACGATCCCTTGTGGGACGTGTTCGACATCAAAGTCACCGACACCGGCGAGGACGCGCTTAGCCTCGCCGAGATCCAGGCGATGCGCGAGGACATGTCCCCGGACGAGTTCGCCCGCGAGATGCTTAATTCGTTCGACGCCCCTGTTGAGGGCGCGTTCTACACCGAGGCGCTCAACGCGCTGCAGCTCAACAATCGGGTCACCAGGGTTTCCCCCGATCTTAACACCGACGTCATCACGTCTTGGGATTTGGGCATCCGCCACATTCAGGCGGTCTGGCTATTCCAGCTTACTGGCCGCGAGGTGCATTGGATCGATTACATCGAGGGCCGCGGCAAGAAGCTGAGCTATTACACCGACCTGCTCTTACTGAAGGCCAAGGCCGGCGGCTTTTCCTACCGCGCCCATCTCCTGCCGCATGACGTCGAGGTGCGCGAGCTCAGCACGGGTATGTCTCGGCGGCATGAGCTTGGCGGCCTGCTGGCCGAGCCGATCATCACCGTGCCCGCGCACAACACCGAGGACGGCATCACCGCCACCCGCGGCATGCTCGGGGTCAGTTGGTTCGACGAGGAGGCGACCCGGCGCGGCTTGGCGCGCCTGCGAAGCTACCGGCGTGGCAAATCGGGGGTCGCCATTCCCGACGAAGCCGAGGACGCCGCCGACGCGTTTCGGACTGGCTGCGTCGGCATTCCGCTGGTTTCCGGCTCGTTCGGCAAGTATGGTGCGCAAGGACGCTTGCGGCGCCGATTGCGAGGATTGGTGTGATGCCTGAACAGCTACGCGACGAAAATGATTTCGTTCACACCCAACGCCACGTTGACAGCACAAGCGACGAGCGCACTGTCAACAATGCTGTTCGTCATCAGTACCGGGTGCTGAGCGACGCCGAAAAGGACACGATGGTTCTCATCAAGGATTTGGGGCTTGGGTTTATCTCGACCATCGACAGCGCTGTGCCCACGGGCCGCGAAGCCTCGTTGGCCAAGACCAAGATCGAAGAGGCGGTGATGTGGGCAGTGAAGGGGCTCACCGCGTGATCTGCGAAGCTTGCGATGGTGAGGGCTTCATCCGCGATCACCTCATCACAGATGGTCCTCACTGGATGCGGTTGCTCCATCTCTGTCCGGAATGCCGGGGTTCAAGTGAGCCGCGGACCTCCTTCGAATGCCCTGCTTGCGGCGCGGTCAGCTACAATCCGAACGACATCCGCGAGCGCTATTGCGGTCGCTGTCACGCATGGCGATAGTCGGCCTGATCCTCCGCTGGTGGCGGGCGCGCATGCGGCGCTTCGATCTCGAGATCCTGTGGCCGGAGTGCAAAGCCCATGCGCCTGATCTCGACCACGCCAAGGCGGCGTTCGCGGTGCATGCGTTCAACGATCCGGCTTGGCTCGAGCTCGGCGACGAGCTGATGACGGCGATCGACGAGTTGCGATGATCCGTTGGCTTCGATGTCGTTTGCGTTGGTGCGGTGGCCATGTGGTCAGCGGCATGCATGGCGGCGTGGTTTGGATTGGCTGGCAGTGCGATACCTGCGGCGCGGTCAAATATTACGAGCCAACGAGGTTCTAATGGTCGGCGCCGAACATTTGACCGAAGAGAACGTTTCTTGGATCATGACCAAGCCGGGGCAGGCGCATTTTGCCCGCGTCGACACGACGAACACCTGCCGGGAGTGCGAATATTGGGCAAATCAACGGGGGGAGAGGACGAGATCGGGGATACTGACGCCAGCCCGCTGCCGGAAGGCGCGGCAGCACTTGAAGGATCCGCCGCCGATCCCGCACAACGCCTGGGCGTGCCGCCACTTCGAGCTAAGTCCGAATCCTCCCCTGGCCTAGACTTGCTGGTCGAGCTCGATGAGCCGGAATCGCTCATTCGCGAGCTCAAGAAGATCGCCGGTCAGTTTCCGAAGGAAGACAAGCGCTGGCTCGGCATCCTGCGCATGTGCGAGCGCGCCGAGGAATATTTCGAGCACATCAACAAGCCGCAGGCCAATCGCCCGCAGCCCTAGCGCGAACGGCATGATTTAGGATAACGTCCGCCCGGGTGTGTCAACCGGGCGGGCGCGATGGAGCGCATATTCGGTCATTTCAAAGACCCTGTCGGGCCTTCGAATGCCGCTTACGATCCTCGTGATCCGGAGAGCTACGACCAGTACATCCGCGCGATGATGGGGGATGCGGTCGATTACGAAAACGCCTTCCTCCAAGTCGATCGCAATCAGGCCCAGCTTTACTATTACGGATATGAGCCGTGGATAGGCCCCTATAATCCCGGCAGCCCGTACATCGGCGAGGATCCCAACGCCACGCTGGGCGAAATCCTCAACAAAGACAACGCCAACCAACCGAACCGCTCGACCTACGTCTCCACTGACGTGCGGGACGCCATCATGATGATGCTCCCGTCGCTCATCCGGCTGTTTGGCGCATCCGAATCCCCCATCTTTCTGGTGCCGCGGAGCGAAGCCGAATCGGACATGGCCGAGCAAGGCACCGATTATGTCAACTACACATTTTGGAACGATAATTCGGGCTTTTTGATCCTCTACGGCGCGATCAAGGACGCGCTCACTGTAAAGGCCGGATTTGTTAAGTGGTGGAGCGAGGACTACCGCGAGATTAAGCGCAAGAAGTTCCTCAACGTCACCGCCGAGCAGTTGCAGTTGCTGCTCAGCGAAAATCCAACCGCCAAAATTCTCGAGATTGGCAGCCCGGTTCCTCAGCCGAAGCCGCCGATGCCGCCCAGTCCTTCCTCCCCTTCGGCGCTGAGCGGCCCGCCTCCCGGCGCTCCCGTGCCGGGAGGCGCCCCTTCGGGCGGCCCACCGCCGGGTCCGCTCGCAGTAGGCGGACTGCCGGGTCCGCCAGGTCCGCCAGTCGGAGGCCAACCCCCTGGCCCACCGCCTGGCGGGCCGCCGCCTGGCCCGATGGCGGGCGCCGCGCCGCCGCCTCTGCCGCCGTCGATCCTGCAGCCGCCGCCGCCGGTCTACGATCACGCAATGGTCGAATTCGAGGTGGTCAAGCCCCTGATCAAGGTCGAGGGCGTGCCGCCGGAAGAGATGCGGCTCGACCGCTATGCGCGGAATTTCAAGAATAGTCGCATCGTCGGTCACCAGCGCATCGTCCCGGTCGATCAGCTGATCGCCATGGGCTACGACCGCGATATGTGCATGGAGCACATCCAGACTTCGGAATCCGCTTTCACCACCGAGCCGCAGCTGCGCAACCCGGGCCGCTTCATGGGCACCCGGCTTGGCGACGGGGTTAAGTATGGCGAGTGGTATGTCAAGATCGACCGGGACGGCGACGGCGTCCCAGAGCTTCGCTACATCTGCACCTTCGGCGACGAGAACAAAGTTGTTTCGGACGATTACGCCAATCGGGTGAAGTTCGCGGTGTTCGGCTGCGATCCGATCAGCCACACCATCATCGGTGATTCGCTCGCCGACTACACCGAAGATATCCAACGCATCAAAACCAACATGATGCGGGCGATCCTCGACAGCGCCGCCGAGAGCATCAATCCGAAGACGGTCATCAATGAATTGATGGTCACCGTCGACGATGCGCTCAACGATGATCTGGGCGCGGTGATCCGGACTCGTGGCGATCCGAGCGCCTCGGTGATGTTCACCAATACGCCGTTCCTCGGCCAGCAGGCGATGCCGGTGGTCGAGATGCTCAACGATCAGTTGCAGCGGCGCACCGGCCTCTCCGACGCTGCGAAAGGCCTCGATCCCAAAGCGCTGCAATCCAGCACGATGCTTGGGGTCGAGGCGGTCATCAACGGGGCGCAGGAGAGGATCGAGCTCGTCGCTCGGGTTTTGTGCGAGACGGGTTTTAAAGACCTCTTTTCCGGCCTCTACAACGAGATCTGCGAAAACCCCAATCAGCAGCGGACGCTGAAAATCCGCGGCAAGTTCGTTCCCTACGACACCAGCACTTTCGATTCGACGCTCGATGTCGAGGTCAATCCGAACCTCGGCAAGGGTTCGGACATGGTCCGGATGCTGGCCTTGAATCAGATCAAGCAGGACCAGCAGTTGCTAGTGACTCAGATGGGGCTCAACAACCCGATCTGCGGCGTGATGGAGATGCTCAACACTCAGACTGACATGCTGGCGCTGGCCAACATCAAAAACGTCTCGAGATATTTCAAGACCCCCAACCCGATGCAGCTGCAAGCGATGCAGTCGGCGCCCAAAGCGCCGGATCCGATGGCGCTCGCCGCCCAGGCGCAGCTCGAGAAAGTTCGCTCCGACACCTCGAAGGCGGTCGGTCAGCAGAATCTCGATCGCACCAAGATGCAGCAGGAGAATGCGTTCAAGCATCATCAACTGAACGTCAAGACGGCGCTCGATTTGCAGAAGCTGGACATCGACGGCCAGAAGGCTGGGCTCGATCATCATGTCGAGCTCGCCAAGTTGGGCAGTCAGTTGATGTCCGATCAGCAGGATCGCGATTCCGCCGACCAAGATCAACAAGTCAAGATGGCGCAGGCGCAGAACGATTCTGATCAGGTCGACCAGCAACGTCAGCAAGCCGAGAACGACGCCCAGTTGAAGGCGGCGCAGATCGCCAGCCAGCATCAGCAAGCAATGTCAAAGATTGCTTCGCAACATGCACAAGCTATGACGCAGATGGCTGCGCAGCATCACGCGACAATGACTGGACATACGGTTAATCGTGAGAAGATTGTTGCGGGTGCGCTCTCTCAGGGGGCTGGTCAGGACCATGAAAGCGGCGAAAATTCTCTTGATCGGATGCATGAATTACATCAGTCAGCATTGGATCGCGATAGTTCTGAACGGACAACGGCGGCGACTCTCGCGAACCAATCTGAAATCGCCAAAATGAAGCCGAGGCAAAAGCCGAAATGAGTGTGCTTGAAGATTATTCCGACCGCTGGATTCCTGAGCCCAACACGGGTTGTTATTTGTGGATGGGATGGGTGAGTTCTGGTGGGTATGGAAGGGTTGGACGCAGGGGAGAAATCGTTTCTCGTCTTGTTTGTGAGGAGGTCAATGGGCCTCCTCCGACTTTGAATCATTTTGCGCTTCACAATACTCCGAACGGGTGCGTTGGTTCTCTATGCGTTAATGGGGAACACTTACGTTGGGGAACCGCGCGCGATAATTTTTACGACATTCCAGCTGAGCGACGCAGCGAGAGGATGTACAAGATTCACGCTGCGCTTACGCCGGAACAGCGAAGCGAATGGTCAAAAAAAGCAGCGGCGGCCCAAACCTCAGAGCAGCATACCAAGCGGACTCTTAAGGGGTGGGAAACTAGGCGTAAGCCATGAACGAGCCGATCAAAAAGGCCGATCCGGAACTGATGAAGGCGCTGGCGCGGGAATCCGCTGAGCTTCTCGAGAACCGGGCTTTCACCACCGCGGTTCGGACGCTGCATTTGCAGTGCCTGGGCAAGCTGATGGACGAGAGTATCGACACGCAACGGATGATGAGCCTGGTCGCTGAACTGAGGGTGCTGGAGAACCTTTCGAGACGTCTCTCCAGCACGGCGAAGGACGCCGATTTCGCACAGGGAGCGCCGCGTGCCCGAAGGACTGGATGACGCCGCACAGGCGTTTGCGACAGAGGTTGCGCCACAGAGTCGGCCGCGCGATCAGGGCGGCAAGTTCGTCGCCACCACTTCGAAACCGGAGCCGATGTTCGGCGCGCGGCCGATCGAGGGCGATCCTTTAACCGGCGATACGCGCGACGGCGGCGACAATGAGGGACTACGCGCGCGGGAGCGCGACATTGCCGATGGTCGCGAAGAGCGCCGATCTGCGCGCCGCGAGCCGGAAGACGACGAGGTCGAAGACGTCGAGCGCGAGCCGGAATCGATCGGGGAGGTCGATTCGGACGACGAAACATCGTCCCAGGACGACGATAACGGCGATCGCTACGAGGTCACCGTCGACGGCCAGCCGCAAGAGGTGTCGCTGCAGGAGGCGCTCAACGGCTACGTCCGCCAGGAGACGTTCCACAAGCGCATGGCGCAGGTCAACGCAGCGACGCAGGAGCTCGAGGCCGATTACCAGCGGCTGAAGCATGGCTGGGCGATCTGGAACAAGGCGCGCCAGGACTACGAAGAGGATCTGATTAACCTGACGCCGAAAGAGCCGGATTGGGACGCCGAGTTCGCGCGTGACCCGCGCGCTGCGCATGCGCAGCAGAGGGTTTTCCAGACCATCTACAACAAGCTGGCGATGTCGCGTCAGATACGGGCCCAGCGTGAAGCGGAGATCGCGGCCGAGAACGATAGACGGGTGCAGAAATTTGCAGTAGATGGGTTCTCGCAGTTCGTCATGCGCAACATCAAGACGTTGCCGGATGAGCCGACGCTGAAGAAGAATCTCCAGTCGATGCGCAAGACCGCAGCGGCTGAAGGTTTCAGCGAATATGAAGTCGCCACGGTCTATGACCCCAGGATGCTCACCATCCTGTTGAAGGCGAGCAAGTACGACCGGATGCAGGCGAACCGCCTCAAGCCTGTGGATCCGAGCAGAGGCAAGACGTTGACCCCCGGCGCCGCTACCCCCCTTAGCGGGAATGGACGCAGGTCAGGCTTCGACGACGCACAGCGCCGATTGGCGAGCAGCGGCAAACTTCAGGATGCCGTGGACGTGTTTCGACGATTGCTCTGATCAGGGAGTCTTTCCGTGCCAAAAGTTACGAATGCCTTCACCACCTATGAGGCGGTAGGCAACAGAGAAGATCTGTCCAACGCCATCTACAATATCGATCCGTTCGACACCCCGGTGATGAGCGCCATCCGGCGGCGCAATGTCAAAAATAGGTTGTTCGATTGGCAGACGGAATTCCTGCCGACCGTGCTGCCGCCCGCCATTCCGAGCATGCCTGCGCCTGGCGCTCCTGGCGGCCCGAATGCCCAGATCGAAGGCTTCGTGCTTTCGAACAGCCCTGCGCAGCCGACCATCCGGCAAAATAATGTCACTCAGATTTCGAAACGCGACGCCACCGTTTCAGGTTCGCAGGAGGAGAGCGACGCCGCTGGCAAGGGTTCCGAAATGGCGCATCAGATGGCGATGTCGAGTAAAGTCCTCAAAAGCGACATGGAAACCGCGTTGTGCTCGCGTCAGGCGCGCGTCGACGGCGACGACACCACGCCCACCGCGCGCGTCACCGAAGGCATTGCGCATTGGTTGGGCCGAGCCAAGGACAAGACTGGCGCGGTCGCTGGCGCGGTGGCGCCAGGAACGGTGACGACCGGCTTGCCGACGCTGTCAACTGACCCATTCCCGATTCCCGGCGCGCCTATTCAGTTGACCGAGCAAATGTTGGGAGATGCGATGCAGAAGGCGTACACCAACGGCGCTTCGCCGACGCTGTGGGTGGTGCCCCCTGGGCCCAAAAGGACCGTCTCAACCTTTACCGGCCGATCGACGACTCAGGTCTTGGTGGGTAAAACGGAGGTGGTGAGCACGGTCGATGTGATTGCGACCGACTTCGGCAGAGTCAAGTGCATCCCGTCACGCTGGGTGCCGGTCGATATCGGCCTGTTGATCGATCAAGACTATGCTGCGGTAAGCTTTTTCCGATCCTTCAGGCAATATCTCATGGCAAGGTCAGGCGACGCCGAGACGAGAATGATCATAGTAGAGTGGGGGGTGGAAATGAGGAATGCCTTAGCTCACGTCATGTTCAATGGTATAACCGCATGACGTACTAAGTATTACCGCTGGTTTTCTCTTTGAATTACTTGAGTTGACCAGCGGCAATTACTTAATTCGTAATTTCCGTCGCTATCTCTACGGTCAATTGTGGTGTGATTTGGTCTTTCACCCATATCGGCGAGGAAATTTTCGAAGTGCATCTCACCGCTGGGCCGTTTCGCATTCTAGCATACGGTGAGCGCCGTGGGTGAAGCTCGCCGCCGCTATCAACACCGCGACGGCGTTTCACGTGAAACGATCTTCGACGGTCATTACCTCCACATCAAAACGAGCATGGACGTCGAACCTGTTCTCGACAGCGTTGCGCGCGATCGCGAAATCATGCGCAACAGCGGCGACAACAAGCTGCTCGGCCGCTTGCCGATGATCGTGGTCGAGGATCTGATCAAGCGCGAGATCTACGACGACCCGGACGCCTTCGATCGCTGGTGGAATAGCATCGAAGCCAATCCATGGAGGATCTGGCGTGGGCGGATTTAGTGGATGTCGCCCTCAAGCCGCTGGCGTTCGGCCCGACCACGGTCGCCGTTCTGTGCCTGGTCGCCGGTTATATCGCGCTGGTGATGTATCAGGCCTGGCGGCAGGGCGACGCTTTTCGCGCGCCGATCCGCGACTTTCTCGCCGTTTTGATCGTGATCGGGTTTCTCAGCGTCGTCGCCTACATGTTCGTCGCGACCCCCAATCCCAGCGCCGACATTTTGGTCGGGGCTTTGATCGCCGCCTTCAGCGCCATTGTGGCGATGTACTTCAAGGTTGGGGGCCGGGATGAGTGAGCTCACCGACGCCGACTTCGAGCGCGCGGCGCAGGCGCTCGATTGCGAGGTGGCGGCGATCAAGGCGGTCGCGGAGGTCGAATCCGCGGGCGCCGGTTTCATGCCCGATGGCCGGCCGATCATCCTCTACGAGGCGCATATCTTCAATCGAGAGACGGGCGGCCGGCACGCTCACGCCAGGGATCGAAAAGGGGTTTTGCTCTCTTCGCCAAGCTGGAATCGCGCGCTCTATGGCGCGAGCGGCGTCAATCAGCACAACCGCTATGAGGATGCGCGGCAACTGAACGCCGACGCCGCCAACAAGGCCTGCAGTTGGGGCCTATTCCAGATCTTGGGGCAAAATCACAAGGCTTGCGGGTTCGATGATTCGCAGGCCTTCGTCGACGCGATGTGGGCTGGCGCGGGCGCGCATCTCGATGCGTTCGTGAGCTTCATCAAGGCGAACAAGCTCGATGCTCCGCTGCGGGCGAAAAACTGGGCCGCTTTCGCCAAGGGCTACAACGGTCCTGGCTACGCGCAGAATGCGTACGACAAGAAGATGGCGGCGGCTTATGCGAGGCTAACGAAATGAGCATCCTCGGCATCGTTCTTGTGGTCATTTTGATCTTGATTCTGCTCGGCGGCATTGGCGGGCCCTACGTCAGCGCGCCATGGGGCTATGGCTACGGTTTCGGCCACGGCGGCATGGGCATCGTCGGCGTGTTGCTGATCATCCTCATCATTTTGGTGGTGATGGGGCGGGTGTGATGGCTAACGGCGACGAAGACAGCATCTTTGGCAATTTGCCACCGCCATCGCCTTTAGCGTCCTATTTTCCTGGGCAGCCGTCGCAGGGGATGCCCAATCAGTTCAATGTCGCCAATCCTAACGCGACGCCGACGTGGCCAACTTATGGCATGCCTCAGCCCAATCAGTTCGCCGCGCCTCCTGGGGGCTTCCAGAGCACTTTATCGCCAAACGATCGGGATACGGCGATCAAGACGATGATGGGTGAAGTTTCTCGTGAGCCGATGCTTGGTCAGGCGGCGATGGCGCATGTGCTCAAGAATCGACTCGATTCTGGACGGTATGGCGACGGGACGCTGGCGAGCGTGGCGCAACAGCCGGCGCCTGGCAAAGCAGGATCTCAGGGGTATCATGAATTCTCGACTTGGAATCCGGTCAACAAGCAAGGTAACAATCCGCAGAACGTCTCGCCGACTGATCCGATATATCAGCATCTGGGCAACATCCTTGACGGTGTGTTCTCGGGCAACATCCCCGATCCAACCGGCGGCGCGACCCATTACTACAACCCCAAAACATCGAAACCGCCTTGGGGCCCGCAGCTTGCTCAGGCGAATGACGTAACGATTGGCGCTCATCGCTTTGTTGGTTCTGGACCAACCGGCCCGGGTTCACGTCCGCCTGTGCTTGGTCCGCTTGCTAGCGGAGGGCCGTTTCAATGACCGATTTCGCTGATTTCACCGCTCAGCTTAAAGATTATGCCAATCGCGAGGATTGGTCGGATGTGCTGGTCACTTCATTCGTGCGCAACGCCGAAGAGAAGCTGAACGCCGAGCTCCGCATCGATCGGATGATTTGCGCGGCGACCAACAACGTTACGCAGATGTGCGCGCCGCTGCCCGATGATTGGCTGTTGTCGGATTTCATGCTGATCGCCAGCGGCACGACGCCGAGCGGCTGGCGGCCGATTCGCTATGAGCCGCGCGACAAGTTTTTCAAACTGCCGGTGACGCCGTACGGGCAGAGCTACAACGCCAATTCCAAATCCACCCTCGGCAAATATACGATCGAGGGGCGGACGCTCTATTTCGGCGGTCCGGTCGACGATGTCGAAGGCACGCAGTTCCAGCTGCATTATTACGCTGAAGTGCCGGTCTTTTCCGACACTGTCGACAGTTGGGTCTACACCAAGTTCTCCTCATTGTACCGCTGCGCGGCGTTGATGCACGCGGATCTGCACGCGGTCGGCGAGGAGGACAAGGCTGGCGCGATGAAGCAGCTGGCGGAAGACATGATTCAAAAACTCAATGCTGATCATCAATTTGCTCGAGCATCGGGGTCGTTGCTCGCGCGCGGCCGGGTTCGGAGCTTCGGCTGATGGCGAACGGCAACGATCAGTGGGTCGTTGATGGTCTGCCGATCGACGGTGATTGGGAGAGCGCCTGCGGCTGCGCGCCGTCTGGTCCGCCGACCTCGACCGTAGCCAACATCACCATCACCGGCGCGCCTGGCGGGGTCACCTCGGTCGTCAACGATCAGGCTTTGTGGGCGGTTCAGCTCAATGACGGTACGCCCCAGGCTGATTTCGCCATTCAGCGCTTCAATGGCGGGGCGCTGGTCGACGCGCCGGTCACCATCGAGCGCGCCACCGGCATTGTGACCTTTCACGATCCCGTAATGCTCTCGGAAGATCCAATCGAGCCAATGGAGGCGGTGACCAAGGAATACGTCGACACCAGGGGCGGCGTCCTGTCGTGGAACAACCGCGCCGGCGATATCACCATGACGTCGACCGACGTCACGGTGGCGCTCGGCTTCGCGCCTTACGATGCTGCCAACCCGGCTGGCTATCAGACGGCGTCGGACGTTTCGTCGGCGATCAATTTCGCCGTGCCGCAGCCGTCCAACGCCTATCCGCAGATGGACGGCGTCGCCGCGCCCGGGCAGACCAACCAATGGGCGCGCGGCGATCACGTCCATCCGACCGACACGTCGCTATTGTCACTTTCCGGCGGGACGCTGACCGGCAATCTGTTCGTGCCTGCCCTGGTGGCGACCTCGGGCATCGCCGGAACGAGCGCCGGCGCGCCGCCATTGTTGTTTTCGGATCCGCCTGCGGCCGACAGTTCAGCTTCGGTGCCGACGACGCGCTGGGTCAATGCGGCGCTCGCCGCGCACGGCGGCGGCTCGAGCGTCACCATCGGCGACACGGCGCCTGCGTCGCCCAAGGCGGGCGACTTGTGGTGGGACAGCGTCGGCGGGCAATTGTACGTCTGGTACACGGACGCCAATTCCAGCCAGTGGGTGGTCGCCAACAATGGCGGGCCGCCGCCTGTCACCGACACGCGCTACCACAACCGGGTCATCAACGGCGACATGAGCGTCGATCAGCGCCACGGGGGCAGTGCGCTTCCAGCGTCTGTCGGTATGTACGCTATTGATCGTTGGTGGTGGAACAGTACTTTGTTGTCGAAAGGTAATATTGGACAGTACCTACAGGCAGCGTCGGACATAGCGGCGAACAATTATCTATATCGATTGAATTGGACGACGACAGCGGCTTCTGTGGTCGCAGCGACAGACTTCAATATCTTCTCACAATCAATCGAAGGCTATCAATTTAATGACGCGCAGTGGGGAACGGCAAATGCTCAACCAATCGTGCTTGAATTTTGGGCTCAGGCTAGTCTTACTGGCCTGTTTGCGGGCGCTTTGCGCAATGCGGCGCTCAGTCGAGCGTATGTTTTCACTTTTACGATCTCGGCGGCGAATACATGGCAGAAATTTCGCATTTCAATTCCCGGCGATCAGGCTGGAACGTGGAATGTTGCTTCAAACGCGGCAGCGGTCCAATTGAATTTTAATCTTGGCTCGGGCGCGACAAATTCCACTGCGCCTAATGTTTGGACCGCAGGAAATTTTGTTTCCGCTACTGGCGCAGTCAACCCGGTCGCCACCCTCAACGCCTCGTTCTCCATCACCGGGGTGGCGCTGATGGTCGGCGCGGCGGCGGCGAACGCCGAGCCGGAGTTCAGGAAGTACAGCGACAACCTGATCGACTGCCAACGGTATTTCCAGCCTGGCTTGCGCATTCTAAACGGGTATGCGTTAGCCGGTCAGAATGTTGGATACTCCGCGCCGCTTGCGCCGCAAATGCGGGCTAGTCCTACAGTTACGACTGCTGGAACTAATAACAGCGTTAATATTAGCGGATTTAGTTGGTCTGGAACCGTAAATAACGTTTGGACTAATGGAACGGCGACGGCGACGGGAACGGTTCAAGTAGCCGCTAACTTCGCGGCGGACGCGGATTTCTGACCATGTTGGATTTCCCCGCCTCCCCCACTGTCGGCCAGATTTACACTGCGCCTAATGGGACTACGTGGGTTTGGGACACAGTCAAGTGGGCTTCGACCAGCGCGGGGACCGGGTTCTTGCCGCTTGCTGGCGGAACCCTGACCGGACCCTTGACGCTTGCCGCTGATCCCACAGTTCCATTGGGAGCTTCGACTAAGGCTTACGTCGACGCGACGAACATCCGCTACCGCAACCGGATCATCAACGGCGACATGTCGGTCGATGCTCGGAACGGAGGCGTTGGTGGGACAGCGAGCGGCTACACCATTGATCGCTGGGCCTACAATGCGACGCAGGCAAGCAAGGGGCAGTGGAAGCAAAACGTCGCTTCGACGGGGCAAACGGTTGGCGGGAATGCCTACACGCTCAATTTCGTCAGTTCGTCAGCCTACGCGCTGGCGGCAGGCGACTATTTTATGTTTGGCCAGACGATTGAAGCGAACAATCTAAGCGACATTCAATGGGGAACAGCGGGGGCGCAATCTGTTGTGCTTGAGTTCTGGGCTTACGGTTCGATTGCCGGGACTTACGGCGGCGCGCTTCGGAATTTTGCTTCCAACCGTTCTTACCCGTTTAGCTACGCGCTCCCTGCCGCGACTTGGACCAAGGTCAGGATCAACGTCCCCGGCGACACGGGCGGGTCATGGGTCTTATCAGGGAACGCTGGAAGCCTGATCCTTGATTTCGCTTTTGGCGTCGGATCGACTTATTCGGGAGCGGCTGGTGCATGGGTTAGCGGCAATTTTCTTTCCGTTCCCGGCGCGGTTTCCATTGTCGGAACCAACGCTGCGCAGTTCGCCATCACCGGCGTGGCGCTGATGGTCGGCGCGGCGGCGGCCAACGCCGAGCCCGAGTTTCGCAAATACAGTGATAATTTGCTCGACTGCCAGCGGTATTTCGCCTCCGTCTCCTTTCGATTTCAGGGATATACCAGTACCCAAACAATCGGTTATTCAATTTCTCTACCAGTGACCATGCGGACTACAACGCCAATACTAACTCCTAGCATCACCAATTCTGGCGGCGTTACTAGCCCCACCATGGGTAACACCGATGCTCATACGATTTATATCGCTGGCACTGGTTCGGCCGCTGGGGGATTTACATTACTTGGCACCTGTAC